CCACCGACCACACTGGCGGCAAAGACACCCACCACCGTCCGCACGCTGGTCATCGCCGAGGTGATCGAGCTGGTCAGTTTAGCGACCTGGCTAATGACCCCCCGGATCGGCGCGGTCGACTGGTCGATCGTCTTGAGCGTGATGGAAAGTACCTTCGTGCTCATGCCTATCCCCTTTCAACCAACCCACCGGTGGGGCTGGCGTACTGGTGGGGCGGGCGTCCCCGCCCGCCTCCCCTGACTCCCCCCACTGGTGGGGCGGGCGTCCAGGTGGGGCGGGCGTCCCCGCCCGCCTCCCCTGACTCCTCCCACTGGTGGGGCGGGCGTCCCCGCCCGCCTCTCCCCGCCTCGGGTACCCCCACGCTCCGCGTGGGGTCCTCCCCTCTCTACTTCTTCACCCTCATCTTCCGCCTCTGCTCTTCCGCCTCCACCTGCCTATCCACCTGCTCCAGCCTGTTCAGTTCACCCTGCACCGCCCTGATCGCCGCGAGCCCTACTGGGTCAAACCCATCCCGCCTTCCACCGACCAGGTCCAGAACTGCCGACGGCCCATTGGCCTCAAAGATTCCGAGCACATCCAGCACTGCGGCAAACTCGATTGCGATCTCTTCGGGCAGGTCCGGCTCGGGTTCGGGCACGGCCCCGAGTCCCCCGCACGTGCGGCAAGGCCGACCCTCCGCGTCCTTCCCGTCCTCGCCGCATTCAGGGCAGAGGTCCATTGGTACAGGCTCTTGCGTTGGGTCGGCCATGCGGGCGGCACGCCGCCGAAAGTCATGGATCAGCCCGGCGAGCCGGGCTGCGCTTTTCCCTGCTCTTCACTCAGCGACCCGGCCAGGCACGCGGCCATGATCGCCGCGAGGTCCTCATCGTTCAGGTCGTCATAGACGCGCTCACAGAGAATCTTGCCCAGCGCTCGGTCATTGACCGCCTCGTAGACGCTCTTGTTGGCCTCGTCGGTGATGTTGGTAACACAGACGCGCACGGCCAGGCCCTGGAACCGCAACTGGCTGGCGGTATCCCCGTCGACGAGCCGGGCCTGCGTCGCGCACTTCTCCCGCGCAACGTTCCCAAGCCGCTTGACGCTGGCATGGAACCCACCACTGAGCCGAACATTCACAGGCGTGTTGACGATCCGAATACTCATATCCAAACCTCCTTGCATAAATAGTGAAAGGCCGAGGCAGGAATCGAACCTGCGTTGAACGGATTTGCAATCCGCCCCATCATCCACTCTGGCACACGGCCGAAACTCCAACAACACACCATCCGGTGGGGCGGGCTTATTGGGTACCCCGGACCTCCGGGCCGGGCGTCGGTGGGGCGGGCGTCCCCGCCCGCCTCCCTGGCTACCCCCACACTCACACCTTCACATGGAAGACAAACAACTCATCATCCGCATCACCGATGAACTCCAAGTTCAGCGGCATCGTCACCCGGCCATTGCGATCACCCGGCTCGACATCCCCGCTCAGCCGCACCTTCGGCCCACAGACGGTGATTCGCCCATACGGGTCCGCCGGCGCACCGACGGAGGCAAAGAGCGAGACGAGCCGGTCAGAGTTGAGCGTCTCGTTGATCCAGTCGAGCCTGCCGGTGCCGGGCAGGATGTGCTCGGGGTCGATGCGGCCAACGATCTTGCGCCCGGTGATCCTGGCGGAGACAAACCCGTTGACGTTGGCGACGCTCGGGCGCAAGTCCACGCTGTTGCCAAAGTCGATGGTGCATTCGGTTGCCAGCGGCGTGGTGACCGTGGGCGTGGCGGCATAGTTCGACAGCGTCAGGCCCATCCCCTGCACGACCCTGGGCGCGCTGGTGTACGGTGTAACGCCAGAGAGGAACCCGGCGGAGATCGGCGAGAATCCGCCACCCTGAAAGACGGGGATGCCGGTAAACTCAGTGTTGAGCAGCATCGGCTCACCGGCCTTGAAACTCAGGCCACCGGTGCCGCGTGCGGCAAAGATGCGGTGGAGCTGTCCGCCGAGCCTGCGCTCGACGGTGTACGCCGGCGATGCGATCGAGACGGTCCCGTTGAAGACCTCGCTCTGCGGGCGGTAGACAAACCCGACGGGCGCGTTCTTATCGGCGATGCCGGGGGCAATCACAGTGAACGACTGCGTCGGCTCACCGGCAAGGCTGGTGAAGGCGTCGGCGGCGAGAACGTCCGTTGCGGCCGTCAGCACGTGCGCGTAGACAAAGCCAGCCGTCACGCCAGCGACCAGGAGCCTCTTGGTGCCACCTGCGGTCTGCACGACAAAGCCGGGGTAGACCGTCGGCGTGCCGGTTACGGCGATCGCGTAGATCGCACCTGGCAGGTAGGTTCCCGGCGAAGGGGGGAGCACAAAGCCCATTCCCATCAGCGTGCGCGGCCAGAGCGCGGCGGCGGGCGTGCCGACCATTTCCTCGGTCCAGGAGATCATCCCTTGGTGCTGGCTGGGCAAGTTGGCCTGGGGCGTCAGCGTGCCGCGTTGCAGCCCGCGCTCATAGCGTGCCGCCGAGATGCGGTTGCTGACGTCTTTGCGGTTACCGGCATAATCAGCGGCAGCGAGCGTCGCCACAGCCGCCTCAGCCGCGTCGATATCTGCGCCGGTCTGCTCTTTGAGCCCAACCTGAGTCGTGTAGGTGTTCATGCCACCCCCCATCGACCGAATCCCCGATCGCTGCGCGCGCCCTTTTCCGGGCACCCCGGACCTCCGGGCCGGTCGTCGGTGGGGCGGTCATCGGTGGGGCGGGCGTCCCCGCCCGCCTCCCCTGCGTACCCCGACGCTCCGCGTGGTGTTTCACTCCCTACTTCACCACCCCCGGCTCCCCAAGCAGGTGCCGGTGCGTTACCTCAAAGGCAATCTCTGTAACAATCAGATTCGCCCCTTCGGTGGTGTCGTAACTCACCCCACCACCTCCGAGCATGACGGTTCGCATGGCCATGTCATCCCACTGCCCACCGCGCCCTTGCCCCCAGATAGCGGCCTTGACGGCGTCATACCAGCGTGTGGCCTGCTTCGTCGGGGTGATCCCTTCACCGAGCGTGCCGAGCAGCGACTGGGGGAAGGTTACAAACGCCACAACGGCAAAGCGGAACTCTTGCGTGTTCATAACATCTCGGCTCCCATCGCCATCAGTGCTTTCATCGGCCCCGATGACGAGCTGCACGTGCGCCTGCCCGGACGCGAGCACTTCCCCCAGGCGGTTATCCTGCCTCGGGTCGGCGCAGTCGATCACGAGCCCAACGCCCGGCAACCCGGCAAAGAGGGCAAAGACTTTGTCAACAATCTGCTGGCGAACACTCATAGATATCTCCTCTGTTCAATACCGGCGGGCCTGGCATCGGTGGGGCGGGCGTCCCCGCCCGCCTTCCTACGTCCAGGTGGGGCGGGCGTCCCCGCCCGCCTCCCTCCCACCCTTACCCTCTCACCTTGTTCCTCGCCCGCACGGCCCTCGCCGCCGCGGCACCGACGGCCCTTGCCCTTGCAAACTTCCCCGGATTGCGGTCCAGAAACTGCTTGAACGCGGCGCTGGCCCCTTCCTTTGCGGCCTTGTCGACGCGGTCCTTCTCTTGCAGCGCGGCCCGCCCCGCTTCGGTCATCGCCAGTTCGACATCGGCGTCCACCTTGGCCGCGTGCCTGGGCGCGATGCGTTTGGCCTCGTCATAGAACCCGAGCCTCGCCTTGGCATCCCTGCTCGGCAGCAGCACACCGACGACGGGGGCCTCGGCCCCATCGGCACCACCCCTGCGCCCCTTGGCCTTCTTGACGATCAGCAGGGCACCATTGGGCCCCTTGATGACGGCGTACTTCTCGGGGTCCAGCAGCGACTTGTTCCCTTTGCCCGTCCATACGGCCCGGTTGGCAAAGACGCCCGAGAAGGGCCTCCCGGTTCCAGGCCCCTGCCCGATCGGTATGGCCATCAGGCCACTGCCGACGACGCGGCCCCCCTTCTCCATTGTCAGGATGGCGTCCCGGCTCAGTTGCGCGACGCCGTCGCGGCTGGCAAAGAAACTCTCCCCGTTGACGTCTTCGAGCATCAGGCTATCGCGTTTGCGCGAGCCGTACCCGAACATCCGGCTGGCCACCATCCGCCGCGCCCGGTCCTTGGCCTCAAACTTCTCCCCCGCCCTCTTGACGACGGCGAGTTTGTGGTGCGAGACATAGTCAGAAAACCGCGTCCGCAGCGCAGCGGCGAGCGCGGGCGGCAGATAGCCAAGCGTGGCCACCACCTCCCCAACCCTCGCCGTGATATCAATCGGCACAGCCATACGTATTCACTCTCGGTGGGGCGGGCGTCTTGGTGGGGCGGGCGTCCCCGCCCGCCTCTCCGTCTTGGTGGGGCGGGCGTCCCCGCCCGCCTCTCCTGGGTACCCCGGACCTCCGGGCCGTGCGCCTTGGGCACCCCCACCTACAAACTCCCCACAAACTCCCAAACACTTTTTTCCCTGAGCATCGGCTTACCCAAACCAATCACCTCGACGGCCTTGTTCGACCCCACAGCCGATCCAGCGACGGTCAAAAAGTCCCCCGACTGCGGGGTAATCAGCACCCCCGACGAGTTTTTCAGTTCCCCCGGCAGGACCCAGACGCGGAGTCTTTGTGTGTTGCGAACACCCCCGGCGGTGCTTGCAAACTTCCCCTCGGGCGTCCCTTTTTCCTTCGGGGCCATCGGTCGCACGAACGCCCGCAGTGTGATCCCCGCGGCCCCGGCCTTATCCTGCGCGTTGTAAAGCGCCGAGACGGCCTCATCATCGAAGATTTGCAGCACATCGGCCCCGAATGCGTCGCCCAGCAGCGTCATGCGTTCCTCCGATTACGTCCTCAAACAAACCGACGGGCACGGCCGCGTCCGTGCGACTATGCCCGTCGGCGTGCGTCTTGGCTTGCAACAAGCGGGCCTGGCCCACTCATGGATACACAATCAGCGTGTGAACGTCGGTGCCCGCACCAGCGCCCGTCACGAGCGTAACCTGTCCCGAGTTGCCGCCGCTGAGGTAGGCGATGCTGGTGGTTACGCGCACGATCCCGGCAGTGTCCCGGCTGAACGGAACGACGGCCGTGGGTATAAACCCAAGGCCAGTGTCAATCGTCAGCCCAGCACCAGAGGCGTTTCCGACTGCCTGAACGGCGTAGGCACCCAGAGAAAGCGGGGGCAGCAGCCGCACGGTAACCTGCGTGTCGGCCGCAGCGGGGCCAATCTCAACGACCATCACGTAGTTGACCGCCCCCGCAGGGCGTGCCGTCGTCACACGCCTGTTGACGTTGTCCCAATAGACGCGCTGCCTCAGAAACATGCTCGCGCCGGCCGCCTTGGCGAGCCGGAAGATCCCCGCCAGGTCCGCAACACCGCTGCCGCCGACGGGCGTGTCGGCAACGAGCACGCCAAGGTAACCGCTGTCGGTCACCACGCAGTCTCCAGCGACCAGCGCTACGGACGCGGCCGCAGAAGTAACGGGGCTTGTCAGCGACGCGACATAATCTTTGACTTGATTCTTCATGTGCTACTCCATCCTTGAAGGCGTGTATTTCTAGCCAATGGTGGGGCGGGCGTCGGTGGGGCGGGCGTCCCCGCCCGCCTTTCCTAAGCCAACCTTTCCCTTCCAAACCGTCCCGCGCCAGTCAAGGCACGGGACGGGCCTCCACCTCAGAAAAATATTTCTTACAGCGTCCCAGGGTTTGCCACAACCGCCTCGGGCGTCTCGTAGTCAGCGTTGGCGTCGTAGATCACCTCGATCTCTTGGCCGAGGATCGAGCCGATGTTGACGGGGTTGAAGATCGGCTCGCGGCGGCCGTTCAGGAACGTAACGCGGATCGGCGCACGCCCGCCGGATGGGCTGGCGACGACGTAGAACTGGTTGCTCGCCGAGCCGTCGGTCTTGGTGTCCAGCAGTTTGCTGGTGCGGAACTCGAACTGCCCCTGAACGATGTTGACCTTGGTCGTGGCGTTGTCCGGGTCGTTCTGCGCCCGCTGCAGCGTGGCGAGTTTGCTGCGGAGGCTCTCGCCGCCAAGCACCAGGCCGATGTCCTGCATGAAGAGGTCGGCGGAGTTCAGCGACGGGTAGCGGTTGTTGCTGCCAGCGGTCCACTTCATCGACCGCAGACGGGTGAAGAGCGCGTCGAGGCTGTCCATCGTGAGCAGCGTGCCCGTAGCCAGGTTGCCGTGCCCGCTCGAGCCGGTAGCGCTCAGGAAGTTGAAGCCGGTGCCGGGGAAGGCCGTCGCCGCGCCGCGCTTGAGCAGGTTCATCGCCAGGATTTCCGGCAGCAGCCGGGCCGTGCTCGCCCAGTTCTGGATGATCCGGTTGACGGCGTCAACGTCGTCGTTGACGATCATCTCGCGCGTAATGCTGATCTTGCGGCCAAAGGTCCTGACGCGTGCCGTCGTGCCACGGTCGTCGATCGTCCCGTTCTCGATCGTCGCGCCGGGCGTCAGCTCGCGCAGGTCCCCGCCGGGTCCGATCTCGACGATGTTCTGCGTGCGGAAGTCCTGGGCGCTGCCGATCGAGCACCACTGCTCGAAGGTCGTCGGGATCAGCGTCATCGTCGCCAGCACGCTCTTGTTGATGACGCCGGCGAGCAGGTTGGGAAAGTCGCTGGTGGTGTGGTTGCCCAGGCTCGCCATGATCCGGTCGGCGTTCTCGCTATGGTGGATCGTCCGGTCATGGCTGGCAACAGCCACGGCGCGGCGCAGGCTCATGTGGCTCATGTCCGACCGCCCGGCCTCGGCCCGAGCCGCCCGCAGGTCCGCGTGCGTCGCAAAGCCGAGTTTGTTCACCGCCTCGATTGTCTTGTCGCCGCCGTTGGCGATCGCGTCGAGTTTGCTCGACCCCATCACCCGCTCCATCAGGCTCAGCCCGATCGCGGCCAGGCGCTTATCCTTGCCCTCGGCACCGACGGAGACGACACCCCCACCAACGGGCGTCAACCCCTTGGCGGCGGCCTCGATGATCTTCTGCTGCGCACCCTCAACGGTCAGCCCCTCGGTGGCGACGGCGGCCTCAACGGCCTCACGCACACCTTCAAGGTGGGCAAACCCGGCCCCGGCCGAGCGGATCGCCTTTTCGCGCTCAGCGCGAGCCTTGTTCGTTGCGGCCACCGCATCACCGACGGCCCTGGGCGCGGCGGCGTTGACAGCATCGGTAACCAACTTGTTGATCCCCGGCCCGATCTTCGCCAGCACACCCTGGGCAATCGCCTCAGCGTCGATGGTGCCAGCAGCACCACCCCCGGTGGGGCGGGCGTCCCCGCCCGCCATGCCTCCACCAGCCCCATCATCCCCATCCGGGCTATGCAGTGTCCGCCCAAAGGCCCCACCGCTCACCCCCTCATGCCCGCGCGGCGCGGCGATGGTTCCAAGCCCTGCCACAATCGCCGCCAGAATCTTCGTGTCCATATCTTTGCTCCTGTTTTCAACAACGTTCTTTGCCACGGCCCGTGGCGGTTTGTTTGCATCGCGGCCCTTACCCGTTTGTCCTTCGACTAAATCCACTATCCCTGCGCGCCCAGCGGCACCGAATCTCGCCGCCAGTTCCGCCCGCAGCGCCGGCGCATCGGCCACCCGATCGGCCAGTTTCCTCTTGACGGCCTCCCCGCCGACAAAGACTTCCCCTGTCGCGCTGGCCGCCACGTCCTGCGCGGTCATCTTCCTGGCCTTTCCTACGTCGGCGGTGAAGACGGAGTAGATGCCGTCGATCTCGCGTTGGATCACGGCGAGCTGCTCGGCGGTTACCGGCACGTCCCCCTGCCCGGCCCCTTTGTCGCGTCCGGCCTTGACCAGGTGGGCGGTGATCCCGTACTTAGCCAGGTTCGCCGAGTAGTCATAGACGACGGTGTAGACGCCGATGGAGCCGACGGAGGCCGACCTCCCCACGGTGATCGCCGACGCTGCCGAGGCGATCCAGTAGGCGGCCGAGGCCATCAGGTTCCCGGCGTGTACGTGCACGGGTTTTCCGGCGGCAACGAGGTCAGACACGGCGCTGTGCGCCTCGGCGACGCCAGCAACGGAGCCACCTGGCGAATCGACCTGCAGCAGCACCCCGCGCACCGACGGGTCCGCCCGCAGTTCGCCAAGCGTCGCCGCCAGCGTCCCGGTGTTGGTAAACCCCATCGGGTCAAACCGCGCCCACCACGGGTCCGATCCAAGGATCACCCCCCCGACGGAGATTACAGCGAGCCCACCCTGCCGCTGCGCGATCCCATGCCGCGAAGCCCCACCAGTACCAGCAGCAGCAGCCCCCACAACGGTGGGGCGGGCGTCCCCGCCCGCCTCTCGTGTACGGGCCTCCCCCCCAAAGGTGGGGCGGGCGTCCCCGCCCGCCTCCCGGCCACCCCGGACTTCCAGGCCGGGCGCATCGGGTACCACCACGCTCCGCGTGGTGAACGCCTCGCCCCCCAACCCCCTCTGATCCACCACCAACCGCACCAACCCTTCAGCCAGCGCAGCAAGCCGCACGGGCATCATCGCCCAAGGCAACCCAGCAAACTCTTGTAGCGCATGAATCATAGTTCTCGCACTCTTTCTGCCTTTGGGTGGGGCGGGCGTCCCCGCCCGCCTCCCTACGCCGCCTCAGCCGGATCAACCACATCCCCCGGCTGTTGCGGGTCTTGCCCGCTTTGGTCCACAATCTGCGTATCGACACCACCCACACCACCCCCCGGCGCAGCCGACGCCACCACACTCCCCGGCATCGGAGCGGGGGGCAACCCAAGTTCAGCCCGCATCGCGTTCCACTTGATCTCGGCGTTGAGGCGTTGGCGGAAGACGTCCGTCAGCCTCCGACCTTTCCCCGCGCAGACCATCTGCGGGCTGATCGCCCCGATCGAGAGTTCCGTCTCGGTTGCCTTGGCCTCTTGCAGCGGGTTGACCCACTCCCACCCGCCGTGGATCGGCTCGGCGGCGAGGATCATCTCGGGCTCTCGCGCGTAGATTTCCGCCAGCCTCGGCGTCCAAAGTTCGATAACGCGTGCCGATCCTTGCTCGGCCTGCTCGACCTCGGCGGTGATGCTGGCGGGGATTTTCCCGGCGGCGATCATCCAGCGCAGCCAGAGGCGGTAGAGAGGCCTTGTGTGCTTCTCCCAGACCATCTGCTGCAGTTTGCTGTACCCCTTGCGGTCCTCGAGGCTTTCAGCCCGCGTGGCGCTGAAGTTCGCCCGCGTGTAGTCGCGTGCCAGGACGGAGTAACTCACGCCCAGGCCAGCGGCGATGCGGCGCAGGAGCACCTCGGTGGTCGGCGCAAACCCCGGCCCCGGCAGGTTCGCCTGCAGCAGTTTCGGCTCGACCCCTTTTTTCAGGAACCCGACCAGCCCCGGCAAGATGCGCGTGATCGCCATCCCGTTGCCGTCGCGTGCCGGCGCGTTGGCCTGCGAACCCTTCTCTTTCTGCACAGCGGGGACGATGGTATCGCTGTCCGCCCCGGTGAAGAAGAGCCCGATGCTCGCCGCGGCCTCGGCCTGGAGCATCGAGGCGTTATTGAATCGTCCCTCGCGGCGTTTGGTCAGCACGGCGGAGACGCCCTCGGGCACGCCACGGTTCTGCCCGGCCTTCCACGCGGTAAAGCAGAGTTGCGCACGGTCGACGGGCACGCGCGTGCAGTTGTCAAAGTTCTGCCACCCCAGCCCCATCCCGCCGAGGCTGGTATCACCCGGATGCTCGCGCAGCACCCAGTAGGCAACGGGCCGCTGGTAGGCGTCCAGCTCGACGCCCTGGCGGACGACATTCCCGTTGGGCGCGCGGCGTTCGATGTAGGCGCTCGACCCGGCCCCACCCCCGAGGTCCAGGGGGATGCGCAGAGCACAGACGAGTTCAACGCTCGGCCCGGCGGGCTGCGTCCCGATCGGCGGGGCGATCGCCTCGACGCGCAGCACCTCCCCATACCGGAACATCTCTTTGATGAACAGGTCCTGCGAATCGACCAGGCTCATCGTGCGTGCGGGGTCAACGGCGGAGGAGAAGAGGCGGAACTCTTTTTCCAGCCAGTCGTTCAGGTCCGCGCTCGGCGTAGCCGGCTCGGGCACGGTCCCGCAGACGTTGTTGGCGATGATGCGTGCGGCGTTGCGGAAGTGCTCATCGTTGTCGATGAGGTAACTGACGCGCGCCCGCACCTGGTCGAGCGTCTCATCGGCCATCGCGTTCGGCCCGGTGTTGCGCGGCCACCAGTCGGCGTCCGTCCGGTCGCGCTTGCCGGCGATATACGCCAGCGCACCAGCCGCCGCCGCCGCCGTCGATCGCAAGATATTCGTCAGTCTGTTGGCCATGTATCACCCTCTAATCAGTGGTGCATATCTCGGTGGGGCGGGCGTCCAGGTGGGGCGGGCGTCCTGGTGGGGCGGGCGTCCCCGCCCGCCTCCCTCCTGGGTACCCCCACGCTCCGCGTGGGTCCCCGCCCGCTTTCCGGGTACCCCCACGCTCCGCGTGGGGCTTCCCCTCACCCACTCCCAAACTCCAACCCCACATACATCCCACCATCCCTGCTCTTTTGCGCCTCATCAGCCTTGACCTCGCGCTGTAGGTCAATGAGTTCACCAACACTCGGCCTCTCGACGAGCACGTCCCCGGCCTGATACCTCTTGACCTTCACCGCCCCGCGCAGCGCCTGCGCAACCTCAGCAGAGGTAACGGGCGAACCAGCCTCGGGCGCATCAGGGGGCATATCCCCACCCATCGACCGAATCCACTATCCCTGCGCGCACCTTTTCCGGGTACGCCCACTGGTGGGGCGGGCGTCCCCGCCCGCCATCCCCCGCCCACTGGTGGGGCGGGCGTCCCCGCCCGCCATCCCCCTACCCCCCCAACCCAACATCCCAACCCCCACCACCTACCCCGCCAAACCCACCATCTCCACCCCTTCGGTCCTCAACCGGGCGTTCCACCCTGCTCAGCACCCCGCTTGCCCCCAGTTCATACAGCCGGTCCAGCCGCAGGTCATCATCCAGCGCGGCCCCCGCCTCGGCATAGACCCCGGCCATCATCCAGTCATCGCGCCGCCCCTTGATTTTCCCCCACTCCATGCGGGCGCTGTTCCACCCATGCTCATCCTCGACGGGCATGAGGACGTTGGCCGTCGCGTGCGCGGCATAATCCTCGGGCACGGCGCAGATGATCGCCTCCGCGCCGTTTTGCATCCTGCTGATCGTCCTGCCCACCCACGTGTGCCGGTGCAGTTCCCACAATGGCAGCGGCCCCAGGTGCGGCCTGCGCGGGTCGGTGCGTTTGCCCTCGCTGGGCATGACGGCCGGGAGTGTGCTCTTGACGTGCGCGGCGAAGCGCACGGGCAGGAGTTTGATCCGGTGGTGCCCGGTGGCGTGCACGATCGGAGTGCGGCAAAAGTCCAGCACCTGCCCGGTCAGGTAGCCGCAGTCGATCGCGCACAGGTGGGCGGTGAGCACGGGCCTATCGAGCCCGCGCTCGGCGGGGTCATCCAGCGGCACGGTCAGTTCACTCAAGTAGCGGTGGAGCTGTGCCCACCCGCGCAGTTTGACCAGGCCGACGGTGAACCCCATCCCCGACACCGACCACGCCGTCGCCTTGACGTAGAGGGTCGGGTTGGCCTCGGGGGCCTGCACGTCGACGCCGACGGTCATGTATTGGCACCCCATCGGCCCACCGGGCACGCTGACGCGCTCGGCGGTGGCGATGATCTTGCTGAGCACCTCGGGGGTGATGTCGCTGCCGCTCTCCTCGAACCCCTCGCCGATCATCACGTTCATGTAGGCCATGCGTTCGGCGACGCTTTTTTTGCTCGCCCACCCCATCGCCAGGCCCACGACCGTAACGTCCGGGTCGCACAGTGCGTGTATCCACAGGCCCACGTACTCGCGCGTGGCGGCCTTGGCCGGCTCCAGCTCGCTGACGAGCGCGCCGGACCCTTCACCGGGCACACGGGCACCCTTGGCCCACACCTCACGCGCCCGGTCGGCGTCGGTGATAATGCGGTCGCAGTGGGGGCAGTGCAGGCGTGCCGTCGCCGGGTCGATTGTTCCTTCTTCGGTCGCGTCCCCGCCAGGCCCGACGCCGCGCACGGCATAGCGGACCATCTTCCAGCGCGGGGCAAAGCGTTTGCGGCACTCGGCGTGCGGGCAGCAGAACGTCCAGTGCCGCTGGTCGCTCTGCTCGTGGTAGAGTTTGTCGATCCCTTCCCCCTTGCGGCGCGGGTGCGACCACGTCTCGATCCACGCGCTGGCAGCGACCATGCGTGTGCGCCCGTGCGCGAAGGTCCACCCATCACCGGCCTTATCGGTTGGCCAGTTGTCCTGGAAGGTCTCGTACTCGTCGATGTAGACGTCGCGGTAGGTGCGGCTGGAGACCTTGGCGACGGAGCCGGCCCCGACGAAGTCAACGCGCCCCCCTTTGTACGGCTTCTGGCTCAGCAGTTCGCGCTGCGTCTGGTCATCTTTGACGCTCGCCGCGCGAGCGCCGGCATCGCGGTAGAAGCGTTCGCGGAGCGAGGGGGTGGCCATTGCCACGGCCATGAAGACGTCGCTGCCATAGAAACTCGCCTGATCCCGGTCGCTGATGAGGTAGAGCGCGGGTCCTGGCTGGAGGGCGACGCCGGCCATCAGTTGCAGCAGTTTGGCGGTGGTGTACCCGATCTGTGCGGGCTTGATCCCGATCGCCCCTTTTTTGCCGGGGTTGTCGGCGCGAACGTTGAGCACGGCCCGCCCCCACGGCTTGATATCGACGTTGACCGGCCCAGGCCGCTGGGTGACTTCTGGGGGCATACTGATATTCGCCGCTGCCCAGTCGGCGGGCTTGACATCCGGCGCAGGGCGCAGCACGTTGGCCACCCCCTGAAGCACCTGCGCCACGGCCCTCGGGTTGGTTCGCGCACACCTCCCCGCCGCCCTCGCCAGCATCCGGGTACCCCCACGCTCCGCGTGGGGCGGCCGGGCCTCGGTGGGGCGGGCGTCCCCGGTGGGGCGGGCGTCCCCGCCCGCCTCCCCTGGGCACCCCGAACCTCCGGGCCAGGCATCAGTGGGCCGGGCACCGGTGGGGCGGGCAACACCGGTTGGGCGGGCGTCCCCGCCCGCCTCCCTCCCACCCAAATCTCCCACCTCCTCACTCACTTTGCACCCCCACCCACCACATCAACCATCCTCCCCCGCAGAGTCATCACCAACCTTCGCAGCCCATCCTGCAGCGACCGCTGCGCCCCATCGCGCTGCTCGGGGGGCACTACCACCCCAGCACCATCCAGCGCGGCGAGCATGGTGCCACCACCACTCTCGACGATCGAGTCAAGCCCGTAGACGAAGTCCTGCGCCAGCCCTTCGAGCATCTGCCCGGCCTCGGCAACATCGAAGATGCGCTCAGCCCGCTTGTCGGCGGCATCGCGGTCCTTGTCCAGGGCGCGCAGTTCGCTGATAAGGTCCTTGATTGCCCCGCAATACTTGGCCACCGCCCCGATATCTCCGCTGGCGGGCATCTTTTTGAGCATGGTTGAAAGAGAATCCTGCGCCGACCGGATCATCTCCCCATAGTCCACAGCGCCACCAGCATTGGGTACCCCCACGCTCCGCGCGGTGCCACCATCGGCGGCGCTGGCATCGGTGCTGCGGGCGTCCCCGCCCGCCTTTCCCCCACCCCCACCTCCCCCCCCACTAAACAACCCTTCCAGCGCCGGGGGCACCACCCTCCCGGTCGACCGCAACCACGCCGCCACCTCAACGGTGCTAAACGTCCTGCGCTTGCCACCCTTGCCGGTCATCTCCCCGCACGGGCACCCTTGCTCGGCCCAGAGGTTGACGGTCCTGCGATCAAACCCAATGAGCGCACCGAGGCTGGTAGCGGTAAACGTCCGCTGCTCGCCAACCTTCGCCACTGGCTCAACCGAATCA